CACTATTAATACTGTACCATCATTAACCATGATAATGCAAGTGTTTTTGTTTGTTGCTATATACTGGTCAAATATATTTTTGTGTTGTAAAAAGAAAATTTGGGTGTAAAAAAGTGTAAAAGTGTAACGAGGTGTGGTGCATGGTTCATTAACCATTGATTTAACTGAATATTAGTGGTTATGGTTCGTTACAATACTCGTTACAGTTCGTTACAAAAAGGGTTGTTTCGTTACACTTTAGAGCGAGGGCAAAAACTAACTTTCTGTTTTACTTTTGCATATATATATTTAGGGTGTATATATAGTATATGAAAAAAATAGAAAATAAAGCTGCAGAGATTGAAGAGTCTCATAATCGTAAACTAACAAATAGACAAAAAGAATTTGCACGCCATTACGTAGATGGAACGCATTCTAATGCCCAGTGCGCAAGATTAGCAGGGTATTCTGATGTTAATGGTATCTGTAAAATTCAAGCCCATAAATTGTTAGACAGTTCTAATTTTCCTCATGTTTCGGATTACATAAAAGAATTAAGAGAAGAACGAGAAAAGAAATATGGCGTTACACTTTTGGGACAACTGAAACGATTTAAAGAATTATCGGATTCGGCAGCAGATAACGGACAATTTTCAGCAAGTATAAATGCGGAAAGAATTCGTTCAGCTTTAGGTGGTTTAACTATTGATAGAAGAGAAACTAATCATTATCATGCTATTGAAAATATGGATAGAGATGAAATAGAAAATCGCCTTAAAGAATTAAGACAATCCCATCCGCAAATGTTTGTAGATGCAGAATATGAGGAAGTAAATGACAAAAAAACCAGAAAGCCTGTTTTGGAATCGAGTAAGAGGAAAAATGCCACCCCATTGGTTTCCAACGAGGATAGAAAATAGAGTTGGAGAAGGTGTTCCTGACGTATTTTTATGCGCAGAAGGATTACCATTTTGGTTAGAACTAAAGGTAACAAAAACTAACCGAATTAACATTAGTTCGGGTCAAATAGGTTGGAACTACGCCCTTCACAAGTCGGGAGGTGTTAGTTTTTTCTTGGTTGAGGTACTCTCAAGCACCAACCTATATTTGTTTGGGGGGGAACAAGGTCGGGCATTAAAGGACAATGGTCTTTCAATCTCTGGGTCGGGATTAGTGGTCCCTTGTCTGTGGTCGGGATCTGATTGGTCGGGACTATTCGGGACTATGCTCGATGTAGTCGGGGATCGGGTCGGGTCGGGTTCAAGTTCGGGAACCAAAATCGGTCGGGGCCAGGACAATGGAAAGAACCAGGTACTGTCATCACTTGAGCTGCTTACCAGGATGAGTGGCAGCTAATGCCTGGAAAAAAACCCCAGGCCGTGAAGCCTGGGGAAAAATTTAAAAGTTTTCGTTAATGTATTCTTGAAGTTTATCAAGAGTTGCTTTTTCTTTTAAGAGTTCTTGGAACCCCTCGTCTTCCATAACTATGTTGGGATCTATTAACGCTTCCCCGCACAGTTGTTCTATAAGATTTGCAATCATTGGTTTCCCTTTCATTTTGTTAACACAGTTTATTATACCATGAAGCGTGGGAAAAGTAAAGCCCCGAACAGAGAAATATTCGGGGCTAACGGCTTACACCGCTCGGGGCCAGTAAGTGTCAACAATCTGACCCAGAATTCCAGGTAGTCGGGTCGGGATTCCAGGTAGTCGGGTCGGGACTATTGTAGCAGCCTGGTTTTTTCTTCCTGCAGCTTAGCATTAACCCTTTTCCAATAATTAAAAGCCCAGGTGCCAGGCGCAATCTCGTTACATATTGAAGAGACTCTTTCGAGCCTCCCCAACAGTTTTTCTATGTTGTGCTCAGAAGTTAGGGTCATGCTTCCCACTCAAGAGCATTTCCTTTTACACGTAATATCATGTCCCCACCATCAACTAATCGTGTTAATTGGCTTTTGTCCATTCGTAATCCTTCTCCAAAGTCGTCTCCACCAACTGCATCACGACATCTATCCCAACAATTTTCAGACTCGGGATTATAACCTTTGGCATAAACAACGACATTGTCTTCTGCAATTTGGTTACCCCATCCGTTCATTAAGTAGATACCACTATCTTTTACAAACCAAAAAAGTTTTTTAGTTGTGGTTTTCTTTTGATAAGGCACTTGAAACTCCTTACGACACAAAGTTTCTGAAGCAAGTTTCTTCAGTTTATCTGAAGATTTAAAACGTAGTATAGTCATTATTTTTCTCCTTTGTTTGTTGACAATACCATAATATACCACTAGACTATATATAATGTCAACAATTAAATAGGAGAAAAATAATGACTAACGGAGAAAAAGCATTAAACAAAGCGATTGACCAAGAGAAATCTAAAGATGAACGCTTTAATCAAAAACTTCAACATTGGGAATATTTAAGCAACTTAACTCGTGAAGAGCTAATAGGTTTATGTATGACTTATAGATTTGAGGAGAAAATAGATGGGTAGATATTATCACGGAGACATAGAAGGAAAATTTATGTTTGCAGTTCAATCAAGCGATGATGCAGATTTTTTTGGAGTAGTAGGGCAACCTCCCGAAAGTCATCTTGAATATTCTTACAGAGAAGAAGATTTACCTAAGATTAAAAAAGGTCTTAAAAAGTGTAGTTTAGAATTAGGTAACAATCGCATACGCAACAAGCTCGATAAATTTTTTGAAACTCGGGATGGTTATAATGATGAAATGCTTGCCAAAGAATTTGGTTGGCATCCCGATAGAGTAAAAGAATATTTAAAATGGTATGCTCGTATTCAATTAGGAGAGCAAATTTTAGAATGTGTTAAAGAAAACGGAGACTGTGACTTCCAAGCAGAAATTTAGTTTCTCCAAGAAAAACCCCCGATTAAGAGTCGGGGGTTTTTTTATGTCGGGACATCGGGTCGGGTCGGGGCAGCTTTGAAGCAGCTTTAAATAATTTATGCCTGGATACCTGGAAAATTTATGCCTGGATAAGCGTAAAACCTGGGAGGACCAGGAACTCCAGTCGCCCCAATTACCGGAACGACTGGCGCAACCGAACTAGCTAAGTTCGATTACGTGATGTCCATTGTCAGAATTATCACCATCCTTTTCATCTTTACCAAAATACAGGGAGTAGGTTAAAAATTCATTAGTTCTTTCCATTCTTCCTGTTTTTGCATTAAAGAAGCAATATTGATGTTCATGAGGTGTCCCATAAGGGGGCTTTCCGCAAAGGGCTTTCATAAATTGAACCATTATATTACGTGGCTCTAGTCTAGTTAGTGGGTCGTGCCCTTTACTATCTGAGAATTTTTTTACATCCTCTTTAAGTTTAAGAGCCCAATCTTTTGCAAAGTCTGCAAATTTTTGACCTCCCCAATGATGAAACAAAACAACACTTTCGCCACCCCATTCCATGTCTTTATTTTTAAATTGTATTGATACTCTATTACCCATTTTTTTCTCCTTATTTATTATAGTTGTTGACAATACCATATATTACCATTAAGCTATATATAATGTCAACAATAATAATGGAGAATAAAATGAAGAACTTAATGAATAAAACTAGAACTGCCGAAAATCCATACGCTACCTTTAAAAAAGGTAATTTTGTTAGCCACGTAATTCGTGCTTATACTACTAAACAGGAACAATATTCTCGTTGGTACACTGTTGCAAAATCTGATATGAGCTATGGAGCGTATGAATATGGAGATGCATACATAAAAGAAATCACTGATAATCTTGAACTTGTATACGCATCACCTGAATTTATAAAGCAGTATCCTAAGCTTGCTTTTAATTTTCAAGTTAAAGACAAACTTAAAAAGCAAGGGCTGAATGAAGAATGGATGAGCAACCATTTAGAAATAGTTACTTACTAAAGCTTAAAAATTTCTAGCTAAAAGGTCGGCCTTCGGGTCGGCCTTTTTTTATGGTCGGGATAGATCGGGTCGGGTCGGGATAGATCGGGTCGGGTCGGGATAGATCGGGTCGGGTCGGGTGGTTTATCAATCTAACTTAATATAAACAAAGTAATATATGTTCCTGGTATATGTTCCTGGTAAAGCTGCTTATAAGCTGCTCACTAGCTGCAGATAAAGCTGCTAATCACTGGGCAAAATTTTTTCCCAGTGATTAAAAAAGATTAAAATAATTATTATTAATTTGCATTATGTGGGAAAGCATGGTATTAATATAGTTATATTAAGGAGCAATAAAGCAAACCTTATATAAAATAGAAAGCTAGAAATATGAAAAACAAAGTAAACTTAAAAGCCGAACAATTACAAAGCAATGAAAATAATGTTGATGCATATGTCAAAGCAATTGAAGAGAATAAAATACTTAATGCTAAAATAAGAATAAACAAAGCATTATTAGAAGATGCAAAAGCAATACTTAATTTACATGATAGTATAGAAGGTGATAATCTTAATATTACTATGAAAGTCACACATAGAAAAGGGCATTGGACTAAAGCATCGAACCCTAGAGAATTAATTATTAATAGGTTTAGCCCTGAGCTACAGGAAATGAAAAGATTAATTGATACATTCCCTACAAAGGTAACTAAGTAACTAATAACAAGGGGCGTATTAAAGCGCCCCTTAATATAGAAAGCTAGAATTATGAACATGAAACAATTAAAACAAAACAATAAATTATATTTTGCAGACGGAAACAAAGAGTTTTTTAATGATAAGTATTATAAAATTTTCAGCTTAGATAGTGAACATTTCTTAATAACTAAAACGCAACCATTCGGATTTGATAAAGATATTTACACTGTCAAACCTATTATTAAAAATAAGATAGACTCAACACTTGCAACGGCTCACACGTTAAAAGAAACGTTGGCATATATAAAAGGCTATCTTAACTATACAAGTTCTAAAAACTTTCCTAGCCTATAAAATCGGGCTTAGGTACTTAAGGAGCAAGGCAAATTAATACAAGCTTTGCTCCGACCCCCCACCAAGCAAAATCGGGCCCCTTTCTTCTACAGAGCACAGGTATGTAGTGTTTTGAACATATAATTTGATATATATTGAGAATCCGTTATATTAGTCCCATGTTTAATGCACCAGAAGAAGTGATACGTGAAGTCTTAGCCTTAGAGCAAGCACAGAAAAACTTAGTTATCAGGGCAAAAGCTCAAGATAACTTCATGGCTTTTGTCAAACATGTGTACGACGGATTTATTGAAGGCGATCATCACAAAAAAGTTGCAGAAAAATTTGAGAAATTGAGCAAGAACCCTGGTTCACGGATCATTGTCAATATGCCACCTCGTCATACGAAGTCTGAGTTTGCAAGTTACTTGCTTCCTGCTTGGTTAATAGGAAAAAACCCTGCTTTAAAAATTATACAAACAACCCATACGGCGGAATTGGCTGTACGTTTTGGACGTAAGGTAAGGAATCTTATGGAACTTGATGTGTATAAAGCTATTTTTCCTGACGTGGAATTACGTATTGATTCGAAGGCGGCGGGTCGTTGGGAAACATCACAGGGCGGAGAATATTATGCTGCGGGTGTGGGAGGAGCGATCACGGGCCGTGGTGCAGATTTGTTAATCATTGATGATCCGCATTCGGAACAAGACGCATTATCCGAGACGGCGATGGAAAACGCGTACGAATGGTATACATCTGGGCCGAGACAAAGATTACAACCAGGGGGATCTATAGTTGTGGTTATGACCCGGTGGTCCTTGAAAGATTTAACGGGAAAATTAATTAAAGCACAGGGGGCGGATATCATGTCCGACCAGTGGGATATGATAGAGTTTCCTGCAATACTACCGAGTGATAATGTTTTATGGCCAGAGTTTTGGAAGAAAGAAGAATTGCTCAAGGTCAAGGCTTCTTTGTCCCTGGCCAAATGGAATGCGCAGTGGCAGCA